TTTTTCACAAAAATAAGAATATTCACCATTTGAATTTTCCTTTAAATTGAAAGGTTTCATCTTAATGCTTGATAAATCCAAATTATGATTAAAGCTTCCTTCTTTGTCAAGATATGTATAACCTTCTTTTGGCTTTGGATCAATTAAGATTAATTTATAATCAGAACCCCAAGCGGTATTCCGTAAAAATATCAAAATTCCTTGTTTATCTTCTTCAACTATTTCTTCAACAGGTAAATCCCTATCTAAAATCTTTCGTCTTAATAACTCTTGAATTGTTGAATTGGATTGTATTAAGTTCTGAGCACCTAGAATATCTTCATCTGGGGCTGTTAAATATGCAACCCTTACTGATTTCTTTTTATTGGCGTAATGAATACCCCTACTAGGTAGTTCAACGACATCATATGCAATCGTTGGGTCGATTCTTACTTCTTCGTTCATAAGTAATTAGTAATTTTTAATCACCAAATTTAATTTGAGTGCTTCTTCCGCTATCACTTTAGAAATGATTACAGACATTTTATTCCCGTCTTTATCTTCGCCTTTCAGGATAAAACCACCTCTTGATGTCTGTTCTAGACTCGGTTTCCCAGCAAAGGGAACATTTTTTGTTTTTGTTTTAAGGCAATAAGCTGTAAGTTCCATAATTTTACTTTTTGTTTAGATTCTTTATAAATTCACTATAATGCGTAATTTGTTTGTTGGTGTATTCTTCAATAATATCTTCAAGATCTTTAAATCCAGTAGCATTACATCCAGCCATTGTTGATGCTGCTCCTGTTGCGATTCCCAATAAATTTTTAAAATGTTCTTCTAACGGCCTATCAGGTTGTCTTTGTACAATGTAATACATTTTGTCAACTTCTACCCAAACTATATCACATTTTAATCCTTTTTCAAATGGCCCCATAATTCTTTATTTTAATGTAATCATAATCAATTAATACTACAAAGTAAAGTTTATTTATTCCATTCCCACCTAATATTTCCACAATCATAGATTCTATATATTTTTCTATCAAACATAATTTCTCTCTCAGTTTTATTTTTATCATATCCTTGTTTAACCAAAACCGATTTTCGAAAGTTAAACCTATAATACCTTAAATTGTTAATTACATACCAATAATTAGGTACGGATTGACTTTTCTTAATAAACCCTAATTTTTCATACATCCCCCCGCCAAATAGCCTTATATCCGAATAAGATATAACTTTTTGTGGTGTATAATTTTGAATAAAGTGTTTGAACAATTTTCCTGCCGCTCCGACAACATTAGTATCAATGCGGTTTACAAACCTATTAAGTTCCCATTCATTTCTTTTACCTCCCATTATTATTCTACCTCTCGAGAATGTCATAAGAGAAACCAATTCGTTGTTATAAAATAGTCCCAATCTAACTTTTGAGTTCACCGCCCCCTGTATGTGATTGTTTTCTAAAAATTCATTAGACGATTTTGAATCAATTTTCTTTATCTCGCATTTTCTGGCAAATATAACATTGTTTGTTTTTTTTAATCTATTTTTTATGATAGACTTAACAATGTCTTTTTTAAAAATCCACTCGTCTTCAAATATATGAATTAACTCAATGTTTTTTTCTTGACATTCTATCGTTTTTTTTAAATGATAATCCGATGACACAAATAATTCATTATGCCAATATAAACCATTAAATTCTATAGCAAGATTACTTGACTGAATTAAAAAATCTAATTCTTTTTTATTAAGCGTACTATAATCTGATTGTAAATGTTGAACACCCATTTCCGTTAAAAATTCCGATATTTCATTTTCATACCCACTTCTGAATGATTGACCTATTGGATTACATTTCGTACAAATGACATATTTTCTCCTATATCTTTCATACAATAATTGTTTGGTTAATTCGCTTTCGTTATCGCAGTCATTACATTTTACCTTAACAATTGATTTACCTATTTCTATAAATTTTATGTCAGGATATAATGATTTATATTTTGATTTGATTTGATTTTGATATGTGGATGATTTGGATTAATTGTCGGTGTTATATTTTTTTAAACAAGTTATTTTATATTTGTCGATGTTAACGAAATTTTCGTTTCCATATCTTTCTTTCTTCGTTTCTTTTGATTTTTGGAAGTTATTATAATTTTCGTTACCATAACGATTAAGTTTTGTTTTTCTTTGTTTTAGTACAAAATCTTTGTGCTCGGGATAAAAATTAATATTATATTTTCGTTGAAAGGTTTTAACTTGCCTTGATATCATTTCATCTTTATTATTGTTTATACAACCTAAAGAGCAAAAATCACCATATGGTTTATCAAATCGTTCTCTGAATTTAATTTCATTACCACAGGTTTTACATTTTGGTCTTTCCGTTAAATGGTTATAATAAAACCATATCTTTTCCTTGAAGGATAATTCTAAATTAATTGGCGTTATATAATCAATGATTTTTAAATAGACATCTGGATGATTTTTTGAAAACCATATCTCCCTTGTTTTATACCCCGATTTATTATCTTCTATAAAAAAAGAAAAATCCATATATTCACTTTTACATAAATATACGGATTTTTTATTAGGATGTCAAGGATATGTAAAAATTATTATTTTATCATATTTACTTGATAATCAATATTTTAATATATCTGTATACAACGATCCATACGAAGTGTACAATCAATTGTAGCAAGCTTGTCATCAGAATAATCCAATGCATTGAAGTTTAATCCAGTTATAAATGTCCCTTGAAGAATCCATTTTTCAACTACAACTCCAGTTGGGTCAAGCATCTCCAATTCTATGTCTTTCTTATATCCAGCTGCGTACCCCATACGACCTGTAACCGATTCAGCGTGAAGCCTAAACCATTCCATCAGCGCTTGTGATGCAGAAGGTCCAATTGGGTCTCTAAATGTTACTTTTAATTCTTCCCAAACAAATCTACCAGCAACGTATGTTGATGTATTTAAAAATTGAATTTCGGTTGAATTTATTTTTGCGCTTGGTCTTGCGGCTGACGATACATACCACTCATTGATACCCAAAGAAGACGGGAATCTAACGATGAACCTGTTAACTCTTTTTGGTTCGTATGGAACTGGCATTTTCATTAATAAATCGGCCATTTGATGATAATTTTAGTTTTAATGTTTATTTTCTTTTATTGTGAATTACCAAAAAATTACTCTTGTGGCATCAGAACTTTCATTCCTCATTTTAAACGCTTCAACGCTTGTGCTAACATCCATTTACGGTAGTAGTCTTATTTTTGCTCCACGCTCGTAATCGGCTATTCCAACCGATAAATAGTAAACTATTCTATTATAAATATGTCTTTTTTAAAAAAACCAACTTTTCTAAAAATATTTTCACATTTTGTTGATAATGTCAATTTTTTTCCGTATTTTTATACTGACCCAGTATCCAGAACTAGTATAATACTAGTATAAACTAGAACTAAGAATAATACAGTAATAAATACTAGTATACTAGAATTCCTATATATAAAAGAAAATACTAGCAATATACTAGAAAGGAATTTTCCGGGCAAAAAAAGAGCGGAAACAATCTCCGCCCTTTTAAAATTACACCCAATAAAAATTAAATGTTCTCAAATGATGCTCCTGTTGGTGTTATAATGAATTCAATATCAATGAATTCCAAACTGCGCGTGGGCTTTATGTAAATTTTACCCCTTAGAGTATTTGCATCGTAATCTTCAGGATCGTTTGAAACTGTTACTCTGAAGTCGTACAATCCTCTTTCTTTCTTAATTGCTTCAAGAATAGGATTAACCAATCTCAAGAATTCATTTCTTACTTCCTGATCGTTTTGCTCGAATAATAATCTTACAGAAACGGCTGATATCAGTTTTCTTGTTCTTAACAATAATCTTCTTACATTAATTCTGTCAAGTGCCGATTCTCTTACCTGAAGAGTTTTATTTCCCCATATAATCGTACCAGTATCTGAGAATGTCGCAATTGGGTTAATTCTATTTTTATATAGAAGGTCTCTATCATCAAGTGTTAATTTCTTAAACGCTTTGATTGATGTTACAAGACCTCTAGAATAACCAGCGACTGCGAACCAAGGATAAGATACATTGTCTGTCAACGCAATATTTTTACAAACTTCGCCAGTTGGCGGAATATATAATTGGGTTGAATTTTCAGTATCCCTGATTTGTATCCAAGGCCAGTATGTGCAAGAATAATTTGTATCCAATGCGGCTGTGTCCAAGTCGTCTGTGACTTCCTGTGCAGTTGCATCATTTGGTGAATTGATAATATACAATGAGTCCGCTCTTTCACTTTCAACCATATCTATAGCAGAATTTACTAATGAATTGTGGTCAAGGAAATTGATACCTGGGGTTGCGAAGACATTAATATCAACCGCTTCTGGATTTGAATAGGTTTCTATACCAGCTAAATAAGCATAATAATCAGAATTTCCGATTCTAGTGTTGAATACTCCACCGTTATCTGTATTACCAGAAATATAATTTTTCTTTCCAAAAACATATCCATCACCGAAGGTTCTTACATTTCTATAAATGTCCCATCCATCATATCCGCCACAAGCGGCGAAGGTGAATTTACGGTAATTAATACTTTGTAACGGATTTTCGGTAACATCTGCACCACTTTGTCCTTCTAAATCATACGGTGTAGTATCAAAAGCGTACCCTGTTTGAGTGTTACCTGTGATATTTTCTGCATTTATTGATAAGTGGAATCCTGTAGTGGTTACAGTTGATCCTGTACCTTTGAATAAAAATAAATCATCGTCATAACCAACAGAAGAAGATACACCTAACGATACTCTTTTGTATCTATCGATTTGTCCTGCTACGATTGGTTCACCTAATGTGTCATATTGACCAGTTGCTTGACCAGCCATATAATATTGGGTTTTATATTGAATTCCTCCCAATCTTTGTGTATTTGAGTTGAAATAGGTTGTTGTAAAACCTCTAAAACCAGCAGGAATTGCGTCCGTAGGATGATCTGGGTTTAAAACCAAGAAGATATACTTCGATTTCAATTCATATTCACCGTCAACTGTTCCAATTTTTAGTCCAATGTAGCCTGGGATTGAACTATCCATACTACATCTTCCAAATTTTTCTAAAACAACCATATTATCGTCTGTATCGTTGTAATCACGAACCAGTACATCAAATTCCAATGTGTCAATATTAATATTTTGAATTGTTACTTTAACTTGATAGTTAGCCATATCACCATCGGAAATGGTAAATATTTGGAATAAATCGGCAACCGCACCACCACGAACTTCAGATACAACCCACGGTGTTGCTGGGGTGTCCCAATCCGTCATAAAGTCCGTGCCAGCCGTATGATAAACCATAGTTGTACTCAATCCAGCAATTTTTCCTGTTTCATATAATGATTTCAATAAGCTCGGATAAACTTCAAATACATAAAGTGGAAATTCATCGTGATCTTTGTCATACACATCAACACCAAGTACCTTTGTAATGTAATGTGACGATGTAGTGTCTAATGAACATGTATACGTACTATTATGATTAGTATATGGTGATGTAACATCTGTTGTCATGTCAAGTGTAAACTCAGCTAATGGATTCAATGCTAAATCGGTTGATGTAATTGTAGGTGTACTACCAGTTATCATAAGTTTTAACACCTCACCTTGGTAAAATCCTCTCGATCTTAAAACGGAAACAACCAGGCCGTCATAATCATTTCTGTCAGCCTCATAATTTATTCTTGTTACGATGAATTGTGTAGTCCCGCTGTCATAGACAAATAAGTAGCCATATAAGGTATCTGTACCATCGAAATAATAGTTATACCAATTTTGATTTGCATATTCTCCAATAGGGCTTACAACCTGTTCACCTGTTAATGCTGACGTATACCCTGTTGGAATTACCCCTATTGTAAACCAATCGTTATCATTATATGGGCCAGCGACCTGATAATTAACTATAAAATCAGTAACACTTTCGCCGTCTGTTGCAGTTTTACCTGATAATCCAGCATAAAATGTACTACCAGTAATATCTGTTGTTGTTGGTATTAATGAATCAATAGTAGTAGTATATGTACTGGCAGTATATATAACACCACCAATTGCTTTAATACCAAATGATTTATATGGTTTATAACCACTTAATCCAAGAATTCTAGTTACAAATAATTGATTAGATTCTTGTAAATATGACTTAGCGACGTACGCTAGTTCATATTTTGGATATCCAACACCATCTTTTGCGGGATTTGTTGTTCCAAAATAAGTTCTGAATTCATCGAAATCAGTTATTAATACAGGTTCAAAAGCGGGGCCTTTTGTGGTTTCCCCGACCAAACCTAATGTCGTTACACCTACACTTTGTGCAACAAATGTTAAATCTTTCTCAGATGTATATACACCAGGAGAAACGAATACTTTGTTTGAGTTTGCCATTGATTATCGTTTTTATTTTTTTATTCTTATTCATAAATATCTTTGATTTAACCAAAGATTTCTGAAATAAAAACTTAAAAGATAGTATTTTATCTATATTTATCTTAAAAGATAATCGTTATGGAATCAACACATAAAAATGTAAAAATCAGTAAGAAGCATCACGAGCTTTTAAAATCATATTGCAGTAAAAGTGGATTAAAAATTTACAGGGTTCTTGAAAAGTGGATAGAAGCGAACTGTAAAACGGGTAAAAAAGATTTATACGATGAAGGTTAATAGAAATACGCAATCCCAATCGTAGAGTCCAATAATGGATTTGTTAATAACGTAATTTCATTTGCCCCCGTTTTTTCATACCCAAGTGCGGTTATATCGGCAAGACCGTCTATTTCTAAATAAATAACACTGTGAATTGGGTGTTGTGTATTAAAGACTAATGTTGATCCATCATATGTAAAATATTCGTGCGATATCGTAACAATATTTCCATAACTATTAATTAATCTACCCTCTTTTTTTGGATAGTAAGCAATTAAAATATCATCACTACTAAGCGGAGCTACTGAAAAAACAACATTGGATGTGCCAACAATATGAAAATAATTAACATCCTGTTCTTGAATGTCACCATTTATCGCAACATAAAACAAAGTACCGATTGGTTCGCCAACGCTAAATAAAGTTTGGATGTCATTTCCCGTATAATTAACAATAGTTACCTTAACACCATTATCAATAACACTCCTTGATGTTGGTGTGTCAATAAACTCATATACTAATAACGCCCTATTTATTGCCGGCGTCACTTCAAATTCGTCCTCATCAATTAAAAATCCAAGCATAATAAACTCATAAGTTTGTAGATAATATCTACGTCCATCGTTTGCCTCAATTGGCGAATTATCATTTATTTTTTCTAAAACTATTGGGATATAATGTCCCTTTACTGTTGTATACGCTTGTCGTGATGAAAATTTTTGTAAAACGATTTTATTAAACCTGTTCAAATCCCTTATTTTATTACATACGATATTAACATCAAAAGTAATATCGATTGCAACTGGCTGCGGGATTTTATAAACATCTGCGCCCATTGAAGTTCCGTTCCATTTCTTAACTGTAGCGTAATGAAACTCTCGTCTATCAGGAATTGTTCTTGTTATAGATGGGTTAGTTCCTGGCTGAACATCAGGTCGTCTAACTATGGATATAAACGGTAAATTAATATTACCATCATCATCGGCAAAAGTCCAATTATTAGAAATTTCACCCCATCTTTGAATTGTTAAAATTCTATCAAGTATGGGTATTTGATTACCATCCGATACAACTTTGAGATTTTTGGTAACGAAATTTAACATACCCAAATCTAAATCATCGTGCAAAATAGATTCTGGCAAGTATGTGTCGTGCTTCGTAATTGAATCAAGCATCTCCTGCCTTCTATCATTCAGCTCATAGCCTTGATATATCTTTAAATTTGTTTTTCTTTTTGGTATTGCCATTTTTTACACGCCTCTAAATTCGCCATCTTCTGCGATTGTACAAATTATTGTTCTATGACCTGGTTTATATCCGAAATGTAAATGTTTATTGTCCGATGTCACTTTTCCATCATTAACCACACTATAATATCTCAGCTTCGTTTCAGATTCCGGATATCCAATGTAATCACCATAACGAATATCAACATTCAACTCTTCCAAATGTTTAATATATACGGAAACTTGCATATTACCTGGCTCAAGTTTTCTATTTAACCCTTTGTTGTATGTTATATTTTTTGGGTCATCTATTCTTACAATTCCATTAAACTCAACAGGCGGTAAGTATTTTATCTCATCTTTTCCCGTTTCAGCATAAACCTCGTCTTTTTCTGTTCTCATTCGGTCAACACGAAACAAAACCAGTTTCATATTGATATCGCCGTGAAGATATTCCATACCCATTTGTATCTGTAAAAAAAAAAATCTTCTTCGTGGAAGAATTTAGAATTTCTATTTATAGGTAATTTATTTTCCATTTTTCTTTATAAATTTTGATATTATTTTATTAGAACATCCATACATTTCACCTATTTGTTTTAAATTTAACCCGTTAATCTTATGGTATAGAATGTCGTTGATATTTAGATTATATTTGTTTCTATTTGGTTTCCTTATACCATATTTTTTTAAATTATTTTTTATAACCCCCTTGCTACAATTAAAAACCGTAGAAATTTCATAAATTGTTTTGTTTTCATCTATATATAATTTTACTAATAGATTTTTATCTATTTTATATTTAAAATTAGGGTTTTTTTCGCCCTTAAATGTTCCGTTAGTAATAATAGTTTGCGATCTTTTTTTAATCGATTCGTCTGATAATTTTTTACCAAACATTGGATTATTTTCGCCAGAATTTATGACGCTCATTTTATTTTTGGTTTCATTGGAGTGTCTAAATCCAGAAAAAAAAGCTTTTCCCTTATTATATCCTCTTTCTATATGAGTTTTGCTCATTAAAAGTTTACTTTCATCGGAATGTTTATGACCGAGCGAATTTTTATTCCCCAACATTTTGGTTCTAACCAAACTTGACCAAATATCGTCCGACCATAACTTTTTAAGTAAAATCTTTCTTTCTTCTTTTTGTTTTTCTGTTCTTTTTAACCCTTTATGATGCTGTGATATTTTCAATCTTGCGTCAATAGTGTGTTTTTTTCCATACATTGGATTTATATATCCACCATCCGCTATGTTATATAGTACAACCCCACTATCCTTGTGTTTTTTTATTTCGTTAATTTCTCCTTTGAGCAAATCTGTATAGTTATTGAAACTCATAATTAATTTAATTTCGGGTAATTTCCCGTCTTTTTTTAACTCTTTAAACCACAACGCAATTTTTCCATTGGTCGGTTTTCTTAAATGGGATTTAAGTCTATTACATAAAGTACCAGTGGTAATGCCTATGTATTTTAAATCGTCATTATACGGGCAATAAATTCCATATAAATAAAATGACCTGTTTTTTATTTCGGGTAATTTGTTTTCCATAACATATAAATACTAAAAGAAGGATAATTATTGCAATCATAAATACGCTTTAGTAATAAGTGATAATTCGTTATATTTTATATATGGAACTGAAGATTTTAGAAATAGAAGCTCGAGAGATTTTACAAATATATACAGGCGCTAATAACCAAATTTTAGAGTGGCAATATAAATTAAACAATATCAAAGGGTTCAAGCTAGCAAGAACTCAAGCGATATATGTGATGTCAAACCATTTAATCGTACCAAAAATTGCAAGGAAGTGGGTTGAAGTTGTTGCTAGTTTCGGTGAAAGTTTGGCAGACAAAAGATTATCACTCATTCCAATTAAGAAAATTTGGATAGAAAAACTATTAACCGAAACAGATAAGGCGTATCATATTTGGGGAAAAATAACCGAAAATGAAAAACTTTCTGCTATGTGGGTGCCGAAGGCCGCCATTCTTCAGGAAGAAAAGAAATTAAATAGAATAATTGACTATACACCGTATTCTGTTCGACCTCCTATGTCACATCAAAAAATAGCAATCGAAAAATTATTAGCAAATAATAGATACATCCTTGCAGACGACATGGGTTTAGGTAAAATGGAAGTAATTAATAATCAAATATTTACCCCATATGGAAGAAAAAAGATTGGTGATTTAAAGATTAGCGATAAGGTAATTGGTTCAGACGGGTTATCACACACCGTCATTGGCGTCTTCCCACAAGGATTTAAAGAAACATTTAAAATAACATTTAATGATGGATGTTCAATATTAGTTGGTAAAGAACATTTATGGTCGGTGTCATCATCAAATTATGGTAAAAACACAAAAAATGATAGGCATAAAAAATCATTAATATTATCCACTGGACAAATGATGGATATTGATGGCGAAATTATAAACAAAGGGTACGGTCATAATCAAAAAAAAGAATATAAAATAAAAACTTACTATAAATCATCAAATGGTAATAATAGGTGGCAAATTCCTATAGTTAAACCTATTGAATTTCAAAACAATAATAATTTACCACTCGATCCATATTTTTTAGGGCTTGCTTTAGGCGACGGGTCATTTAGAAAAAAAACAATTAATTTTACCGCGCATAAAGATGATTACGATGAATTATATGAAAATTTTAATTTAACCCCCACAAAATCCAATACAAGACCAAACATTAAAATAGGTAGAATTAATGTTGGAAATTTACTTGAAGAGTTAAATATCGAAAAAACTCGTTCTTATAATAAATTTATACCCGATGTTTACAAATACTCATCTATCAAAAATAGATTATCTATTTTACAGGGGTTAATGGATACTGATGGATATTGCAATATAAATGGGAGAAAAGATACTGATTTTAATGGAACAGAATACTCAACAGTATCAGAGCAATTATGCGATGATGTCATTGAAATTGTGCATTCTTTAGGAGGAATCGCAAGAAAACGCTCGAGAAAATCGTCCTATAAAAAAAACGGCAAAAGAATTGAATGTAGAATATCATATCGGGTAAATATAAAATTACCAGAAGGTATGATCCCATTTAGATTAAAACGAAAATCAGAAAAATATATTATACCTAAAAAATACCCAGTTGGTAGATATATAGAAAATATAGAAAAATTTGGTTTCGATGAATGTGTTTGTATATCTGTAGATAGTCCAGATAAATTATATGTCACCGAACACGCAATTGTCACACATAACACCACATCAGCGGTTATAGCGTCAATGGAGAGTAACGTCAAGAAGGTATTAATCGTTTGCCCTGCCTCTTTAAAACTCAATTGGCGGAAAGAAATCGAGATATATGCACCCCGTAAGAGGATTTTAATCGTTGAAGGAAGAAAATGGGGATCCACTTTCGATTATTATATCATAAACTATGATATTCTAAAAAATTACCACACAACTGAGAAAACTGAAGATAGTGAAGCTTTTAAATTGATTGTAAACGAAAATTTCGATTTAGCCATAATCGATGAGTCGCATTATTTAAGCAACGCTTCAAGTCAGCGGTCGAAATTAATGAACGATATTCTTGATAAAATACCTAAAGTGTGGCTATTAACAGGTACACCTATGACTTCAAGACCCATCAATTACTTTAATTTACTAAAAATAGTAAATTCTCCGGTTACTTTAAACTGGCAACAGTATGTAAAAAGATATTGTAGAGGTTTTAAATTCAAGGTTAATGGAAGAACTATTTGGAACACAAGCGGAGCAGCGAATTTAGATGAATTACGGGAAAGAACGAAGAATTTGGTTTTAAGACGATTGAAATCAGATATACTTGATTTACCTGAAAAAATCATTTCCCAAATCTATTTGGAGTTGGATAGTTCTTTCTATAATGAAGAATTGGAAGAATTTTTGAAAATTACCGAATCAGAAAAGGGTAAGGAAAATATTTCTATAACTCTTGCTCGTTTAATGAAGGTAAGACAGATTATCGCTATTGAAAAAGTTCCATATACCTGTGAACTTATCGACAAATTTTTGGAACAGGATAAAAAAGTTATTGTATTTACGAATTTTACTATGAGTTTGGATATGATTCACGAAAAATATCCTAAAAATTCTGTTGTATTGGATGGCCGTATGACCGATAAAAAGAAACAAGAGAGCGTAGATAAGTTTCAAAACGATAAAAAGATAAAAGTTTTTATCGCCAATATCCGTGCGGGCGGCGTAGGACATAATTTAACCGAAGCAGAAGGAATTATTATGAATGACTTGTCATTTGTTCCATCTGATCACTCGCAAGCAGAGGATAGGGCGTATAGAATTGGGCAAAAGAATAGTGTCCTTGTTTATTATCCAATATTTGAGAATACGATTGAACAAATTGTATACAACATTTTGCAACGTAAGAAAAACATCATCGACCAAGTATTGGGTGACGGGGAATATTCTGAAAGTTTCAGTAAAGAATTACTCAAAGAATTACTTTAATAAATCTATTTTTTCGTCTAATAATTTTTCGAAATCTTCATCTGTGTGGTCGTAGAAATTAATGATTAATATTTTACCATTTTCCTTTTCTTCTATCTTTACATAATTTTCTGAATCTTCTTTACGAATATATAAAACTATCTTTTGTTTCCCGCATAATTTCATTAACTCTTTTATTTTTTCTGGGACTGGCATATGTTTTTTTGTATGAAAAATTACATCTGATTTTTTTATAATTATATCTTGGTTTATTACTTTAAAATTTTGTGAGTTTTTAAATATTATCGAAGATGTCATTCCATTTTTAATATCGGAAAATATAATTATCCCACAATTTAAATATTTGTTAACGATAGATTTACCACCATAAACAATACATCCATCGTTTATTACGTCATAATTACCACTTTTTACTTGTATATTATCGGTAGCGTCAGAAAAATAAATAATATCCATATCAACTCCACCAAAATCTTTAGATGTACCTCTTTCGAACCCAAAATTTATTTTTTTATTATCTGGAAACGCTTCTTGTAAGGATAAAACACTAACTATTATCATATTATTTCCATTTTCCCACGATTGATGTAATAAAAACTGAATCATATGAAAATAGTTTGATTTTTCATTGTAAAATCGAAGAAAATTTTCTTTACTTAAAATAAATCTTACAAGTTTAAATGCATTGGTTTTATTGTTTGATATTTCACCTATACCGAAATAAGTAACAGCGTTTTCATCTATCGATATATTATAAAAATAACAACATAAATTAGGATGTGTATTTTGATTGTTATAAATCGACCAATTTCCGTCCCTATCAAGAATCCCATAACGTCCATTTTTTTCACAAAATCCCCAGTATATGCCGCCAACAGATTCCCTTTCTTCATCGGTTAACGAATTTAATATTTCTTTGAACATTTCATTTGTTTTTTCTTTATAGGATTTTTTCCAAGATGTATAATCCTCTATATCTGCCTCGGTATTAAATTTTCTATTAAAAAAATTGTAGTCTTTCTTTTCCATCGTCTTATTTTTAATCTAAAAGATAAACTATTTATATTAAAATACCAAATTTATGTCTACGCCAGTAATAACACCCGAAAAAAAAGAAAAATTATATAGCCAGATTCTTCATCTTTTAGGAATGCCCGTCAGAGGGGTCGAACTAACAGAAGAACAAATGGATAGCTTCTTGGAAATGGCAATATCCGAATATGAACAAGAGGTAAATGATTGGCTCATCGAATCTCAATGGTCAGCGCTAGCTGGTTTAGATATCGATACCCAATCATTAACAAAAGCATTTATCACAAGAAGTCTTGACTATGAAACACAATATACATACGCATATTCTAAAATTGTTGGACTACAAGCAGGCGGAAAATCAGAATTAAAACAAGATCATTTTACATTGGTCGCAGGGCAACAAAGATACGTTATTCCCGCTGGCCGTGAGATAAATGAACTCCTATGGTTCACAAGAGCAACATTATATGGATCAATGGCAGACCCATTCTTGGGTGGTTTTGGTGGTATGGGTGGTTCAGGTTTCGGTGGTATTGGTGGTTTTGCTCAGGTTGGTTCAGCAGGATCCTACTTTATGTTACCCGCTTTCGATATCCTATTAAGAATGGAAGATAGAAACATTAAGAATAGATTAATCGGTGGCGAATTAACATACAGAATCACCGCAGGACCCGATGGAACAAAAATTATCCATTTACATAATGTCCCTGGCGGTAGATTCGACTTTGGTTCTATCCAAAATAATAACTATCACGTTTGGTATTGGTATTATGACACGGAAGATAGGGACGATTGCCTCGCCAAAAATAAAGATATCGTTAAATTACCATCCGATGTCGCAATTGACCAACTTACTTGGGAAAAATTAAACTCACCCGCACAAAACTGGGTTAGAAAGTTTTTTACCACATATTGTAAAGAAGGTTTAGCAAGAATTTGGGGAAAATTCTCAGGTGAATTACAAGTTCCTGACAGCACAGTAAAATTAGATTACACATCCTTACTTACTGAAGCAAAAGACGAAAGAATGAAATTGTACGATGAACTTGAAAAGAGATTAGAAAGACTTCGCCCCGATAAACTTCTCGAAAGAAAAGCTAATGAGGCAAAGTTTCTTAACGAGTCACTTAAATTTAGACCATTCCAGTCACCTTATAATGTCATTTAAGAGAAAATTAAATCGATAGCATAATCTTCACCTGTGGCATCAATTAAATCCTCCTCAGGATTATCTTTGGTCGCCTCAGCCATTAAACTAACAACCTTTCGGTTATAGTCTACCCAGAATTGGTCAACTTGTTCCAATGAGTTCTCGACATACATAAAGTATGGATCACGACCCATCTTATTCCAGAATATAACTTCGGTATCTGATAATGTCATAACTTCTTCGAAATTATCCTGACCCTTTTCTTCCAATGGATGTCCCTGGTCCAACTCACATTGACTCATAGTAAAGTATCCTCTTTTCTGTGGGTCATCGACCAAAATATCTTCCCTTATCTCAGGATTAAAAACAACGAGAAGCGGCTTCACTTTCTTATTGAACATTTCAAGATAACGATGAATGTTATAATCACCCAATACATCCGGATTATTCGTAATTTCGGATTCAGGTATCATATAACAATTAATTTCGATGGACGTAACCGTTGGCGGCTTCTTACCGTGCTCGGTCACATACTCTTTCATTTCCTTTCGTGTATATGGTTGTTCATATTTCGTGACTTTCTTCACATCACCATCACCCTTTTTTGTTCCATTATTCACATAATAAATCGTTTCACCTAACGATGCTGGGTAATCACTATTCATCAGTAATTCCATATGGGCTTGTCTTGCCATAAGATTACCCGCCTTGGTTGTCTTTTTGATATACTTTTTATAATCATCAACCGATTGCTTAACACGGGCTTTATTTGCAATTTTCGATAATGGAATTTCTTTATTGTAAATCTTATTCACATAAGAATAATAAAGCTCGATGAAAGATAATCCATCGCCATCCAATAAGAAAGGTAATCCCGTATCAAGAAACTCTTCAACATATTTCTGTATTTTCTTCGATTTAATTGAATTTCCTGTTAATTTTATCTTAACCTTACCTTTCTTCATCGTTTTTATAATGTAGTTTTTCCTTGATAAGTTAATACAGGAAATGGCTGTATAGTCAATATCCAATCCCATTTCATTTCTCATAAAGATGTCGTTGAATTCGGCTGTGTCTGCGTAAATACCTTTGTATTCCTTACCCTTTTCAACTAAGTCATTTAATCCTTTTCCAATATAGGTATGTGTATCAACATCTACTGGGGATTCGAAATTTACCCCATCCGTGTCCATGACAAGAGCTTTATAACCCTTTTTCTTGTAGAACATAATCATCATACGAAGACATTGCCTACCTATACAGGTAATTGTTTCACCTAAATCCATATCACCCCACGGATATACCAAAGGAGCCGATAAAGACCCAAAAAATGCATTGATAAAGATTTTAAGTGGTAATTGTTTTCTGTTAAACATATCAGCAAGGGTTGGATTAACCATTTCATTTTTTCCAGCCTCCCTTTTGTAGAAGATACGAACACTTCTGAAATATGTTAATAACGCTTTCTCAACACCCATAACATCGCAAAGCGGGAAGATGTCATACACCAACTGAATAGCGGGATACAACGATGAAAAGTCAAACTTGACAATATTTCTGGCATATCCAACGGTTAATAATCTTGATAAACCGCCAGTGAATTTTCTTTTTTCTCCTTTTTGTGGAATTGCTAGGTTATGTTCATACGACCACGCCAGCATTATAAGTTTCCATAATGTAGCAGTACCCATTGTGGCCACTCTTTCGTATGTTGTTGGGACTAATTTCGATACTAAGAATGTTGCCTGGCTAAATGAATCGTCAGCAATCATTGTTTCATATAAATCGTCATCGAGATATTGCTCTACGATTTTTTTACCGTTCCATATTTCATATTTGCCTGGATATCTTCCTTGAAGATTTTCAGTTCCAGGATCTCCGACTTTTTTATATTTTCCCGTCTTTGGGTTGATGAAAAAATTTTCATTTTCCAAATATGTCTTCGAAATGAACGCCCCATCAACATAAACACGGTTTGGTTTTTCTTTTTCAAGATATTTGTTGATATATTTTAATCCCCAAGACTTAATATCGGAATTGATGGCCTGTGCTCTTCTGACCCCGTGGCTGATATCAATGATATTGAACCCCCAAAGCATATAATGGTTATAAGATTCCATTTCGCTCGCCAATTTGAGGAGCCCATCTTTTTTCTTTATCCCATCATCTGTATATTTCTTGGTAAGTTTCTTAATATCCAACCCTAAAATATCGGCTCTTTTCAAAATAAATGGCCAGTCAAAGTCGGCTGAGTTATATCCACCTATAATAGTTGGGTTTACTTTCTTTATTAATTCAAAAAATTCGATAATACATAATTTTTCACCATCATCACCAAATGCACTTATCGTTTTTTGTAAACCACGGTTATCCTTTAAACCAATTAGAATTATTCTATCAGTTTCGGGATTTAAACCCGTGGTTTCGATGTCGAATACAAGTCTATGTACTTCCGAATATTCGTCAAACCCCTTAAAAAGTCTTTTCCTCTTCTGAATGAGGTATTGCTCACTAACGCCTAGAATTGTAAAAAACTTTTTATATTTTTCGTTCCACGGATCGATACCACCTTGTTTAAAAAATGCGATTAAATTTGAATACCCCTTTAGGCATTTAACTAAATGGGTCATTCCTTTTTCTAATCGTTCATTTCCGTGAGTATCCAATTTTGTGATGGATATCCCGTGCTCACCCATTTTCTTTTGTTGAAGCCTTTTATCTCCATTATAGAAATTTAGGCTACTCAAATCACCAACCCAAAGGAATGGAGTAAATGAATCTTTTTTTAGGATTTTTCCCTTTTCGGGATGCTGAATAATTCGTGTAATTGTGTTGGTCGGGTAATCATACTCTATACCAACGATGTATGGCTCCGGATCGGCGCCATTTAGGAAGGATTCTATCACTTCCTGCGTGATTTTTTCGCTCATATATATAATTTTAAATGTGACATATTATCTTACGGAGTATCCGTAGTTAGCCTTGATCATCTATAAATATAAGAAAAAAATTTGAACTTATCAAATCACGTTAATGAAAAGTTTTTCTTTGATGGGTACTATTAACTTGGAAGTAATGTTCAAATCGGTATCTAAAAATTCGATTGTAACGAGCCCTTCATATCTTCCAGGATTGGCTGTTCCGTCCGCATTGAAACGATATGTAATACAATACTCTTTAAGCTCTTGATTCATTTTTTCCTGCCTAGCGGCAAGGTAACAAATGTCATTTAATATAACGGGTTTATTTGTTTTAATATCGTTCATAGAAAATGATATAGAAGAATTTTCCAGCAAGTCGTTAACGAATGATTTTTCATTTCGTCCATCATCTATCATTTTCAGTTTTAAAATTGGGTCTGTCGCCCCCTGTCTTATATAAAATTCCATATTTTACGATATTGGCATTTCTTCACAACCACTTGTGCACTCGTTAATACTATAAAGTGTTTTCATTTCTAAATAATTATCACGAACATCGGTATATTTCAACGGTATTTCATAATAAGCTATTCTTTTTATTACGGATGAGGTTATTCCATCGTGAATGTCACCTGACCCCGTAGTTCCACCGCCCCAACTTTGAACAAGACGCTCAGTTGATTGTCTATCTGTCGGTATAATTTCTTCCCAATTAGTTATTTTATATAATACTCTACCATTCAAATATATTTTAAGAGTACCTAATCTTTTGTATCTTTCTTTATACCATTTTGGGTTTATTGTCCAAACAGTTGAATGTTCTGCAACCTGCGGCTCTGTTTGCCCAGTCGACACTTTCACATAATCGTATGGATTTGAGAGTGTCCAGCCAGTAAATAAATCATTCCCACCGCCCTCATTTAATAATTCACAACAACCAGTATATTTTATATTTCTTTCGAAAACAATTGTGACATTAAAATCAGCGGATGTTCCGCCAGTGCATAAAATAGGTGTTTTGTCTGAAATTTCTATTGTTGTATTTCCCGTTAAGCAGGGGTTTGAATATGTTACTTTTTTCCAACGAATTCTTCTATCGGTTGTGAAATCAAACGAAAGATTATTGTCTATATAATTTGGAACTTCAAGTTCTTCTAAAAGTCCTAAATAATAAAAAGTATTTCCTGTTGATCCTGTGAAACCACTAAATATGAAATCTAACGTCCAACCCCATTCAGGTCGTTCTCTAATCGTAAACATACCATCATCATATGAATATACACCATCCACATCATATACGGTTGGTTTTGTGATATTATCTGCATAAAATAACGGCTTTATCGACATTTTCTTTTAATTATAAATACTCAGATTTCGTTTATTATAGTTATATGATAAACTTTTTCTGATGCCCAACGATAACAGTCGGGTCGACCCAGACTTCGTATCCTTTTTCTTTTACATCCAAACAAAATCCAACATCTTCCATTGAAAAATCTACAGCATTACCAATCTTTTGAAAACGTGGTTTAAACCAAGGATATTCAAGTGATTCAAACACCCCTTTTTTAACCAACGTAAAACCTAATCCAGAATAAGCCACTTGAAATGGCAATAATTTACCTTTAACGTCATCATCAGTTAAAAATTGAAATCCCCCATTCTTCTTGAAATATTCTTCGTCCCAATCCTTTACTGCCGCATATTGTGTATAATTTTCCATACGGTAGATCCCTGAAATTATATCTTTATCATTTGATAAAAGTTTTTCAAATTGCTCGGGCGAAAAAATAATATCTGAATCAATCCATAAGATATGGTCATAATCGACTTTAGAATCGAATGGTTTTTGATTTACCCCTAACAGGGCATTTCCTCCTAAACAC